GCCCCATGTGCGCGCGGGGGAGTTTTTCGGTTTTTGTGGAAACTCCGAACTTGAGGTAGGCTTCAGCCATGGGGGACTAGCAGCATCCATGCTGCGCTTGAGCAGTCATCCCCACGGAAGGATGATGCTTCAATGAGCGCACCTAGCTTTAGAAATCGAATCGTCGGGCATGGCGAAGAGGCCCCGGATCAACTGCTGGCTAATCCAGCCAACTGGCGAATCCATCCCAAGGCGCAACAGGATGCACTGGCTGGCGTTTTGGAAGAGGTCGGCTGGGTGCAGAACGTCATCGTCAATCAACGAACGGGCTTCTTACTCGACGGACACCTGAGAGTTCAAGTGGCGCTGCGCGACGGGGTAGACAAGATCCCCGTGACATACGTCGAGCTCTCGCCTACTGAAGAGGCCCTGATCCTTGCGACCTTTGACCCGCTGGCAGCCATGGCTGGCACTGACCAAGAGAAACTGGCGGAACTACTGCATGAGGTTGGCACGGGTAGCGCCGACGTTCAAGCCATGCTCGCGAATCTTGCGAGAGAATCTGGGGTCACTGCCCCAGACTTTGCGGCAGTTGACGCTGCCACCCAGCCCCGGCTTGACGAGAAAAAGAAAATGAGATGCCCAGCCTGTGATCATGAGTTCACCGCTTAGTCTGAAACTGGACTGGGTGAAGCATGAGGCGGCGCGCTACGCCGTTGAGAAGTGGCACTACTCAAAGCGCATGCCCTCAACCTACACAAAGCCAGTCTGCATCGGCGTCTGGGAAGAAGGTCAGTTTGCAGGCGCGATTGTGTTTTCTATGAGCTCAGCCAAAGACTTGGGGAAGCAGTACGGCTTCACGCAGTTCGAGCGTTGCGAGCTCATCCGAGTCGCCCTGAGGCCCGGGCATAAAGTTGCAACTTCCAAGACAATCGCTATCGCCTTGCGCATGGTGCAAAAGCAAAGCCCCGGGCTCAATGTCGTCTTCTCGTTCGCCGACACCGCCCAAGGGCACCACGGGGGCATCTATCAGGCGGGGGGCTGGCGCTATCTGGGGAAGTCGGCTGTCACAACTGAATACTTCATCAACGGCAGGAAGTGGCACGCTCGGGCAGTCACGGCGTCGTTTGGGCACACAGAAGGATTTGAAAAAGTTGCTGGATCTGAAAAACACAGGTACGCTTACCCCCTAAACAAAGAGGCGGCGGCGAAGGTCAAGCCCTTCGAGCTTCCCTATCCTGCGCGCAAAGCATAGGTACGATGCGACCCGATTCCATCGGGGACAGGACGCTGAAACGCGATCTGCGCGCTCCATCGCTAGAGTAGGACTATGGGAACACGTGGACCAGCACCAAAGCCGACGCGCCTGAGACTGCTCAGCGGGGAGACGCGCCCTTCAGTGATCAACTACGCGGAGCCGATCCCAGCCGGGGGCGCATTGACCCCGCCCGCTGACCTGCGCCCTGAAGCCCGAGAAGTCTGGGAGCGCGTCGTAGCAGCCATTGGCTCAACTGGCGTTCTAACTTCTGCAGACAAAGACCTGTTGCGCCTATACTCGGAAGCGTTCGTGCGATACCAAGAGGCGGAGTCCATGCTCTCAAAGACTGGCCCGCTGCTCAAGGGGAGAGATGGAAACTTTGTGAAGAATCCGCTTCACCAGATCGTTCGAGACAACGCTGACGCCGTGAAAAAGTACGCACGAGAGTTGGGACTCACTCCAGCCGCACGAGTGAATCTGAGGGGAGACATAGGTGACCAAGCGAACTCGGCGACCGCCAAACTCGACGCCATCATCCGAGCAGCCCGACGCGCCTGAGGGCGAGATTGTCGCGACCTTTATTGAGTCGTTCTGCAGGCTGTCAAAAGGTGATGCAGCCGGGCAGCTGATCAAGCTGCGCCCGTGGCAGCGCGAGATCCTCTACGAACTGTTCAGCCACCGCCCTGACGGCAAGCGCAAGTATCGCCGTGGGCTGCTCCTCATGCCGCGCAAGAACGGCAAGTCACTGCTGGCTGCAGGCATTGCGCTCTACTCGCTGTTCCAAGAGATTGGTGCTGAGGTTGCGATCGTGGCTGGCGACCGAGCACAAGCACGGATTATTTTTCGGGAGTGCTCTCGTATGATCGAGCTTGACCCTATCCTGAGTCGCAAGCTGCACGTTGTCCGCGATGTCATTGAATACCCAGAGACGGGCTCCGTGCTTCGCGTGCTCTCGTCCGAAGCCTCACGAGCAGAAGGCTTCAACTTCTCCACGGTGCTCTTTGACGAGATTCACGTGCAGCCAGACGACAGGCTTTGGTCAACGGTCAATCTCGGGAGCGGCGCCCGGGCCAACCCGCTCGTGCTAGGGATCAGCACCGCGGGGGCAAGGACAAACAGCAACGGCGACGACTCGCTCTGCTATCGGCTATTTCAGTACGGCAAGCGCATTGAGACTGGCGAGCAGAAAGATGACGCCTTCTATTTCCGCTGTTTCAGCGCGCCTGACGATCTTGAGTGGGACTCACCTGAGGCAGCCAAGGCAGCAAATCCCGCCTATGGCGACTTTCTTGACCCTGAGGACTTCGCCGCTGCCGCCCGCTCTATCCAGCGCCACGAATACGAAACTAAGCGACTCTGTCGCTGGGTGTATTCAAGCAGCCCCTATCTCCCAGCTGGGACATGGGAAGCATGCGCTGACTCAACGCTCAAGCTGGAGCCGACTGACGCCATCGTGATCGGGTTCGACGGTTCGTTCAGCAACGACTCCACGGCGATTGTCGGGGTGCGTATTGCAGACGGCGCCGTGTTCGTGCTCGGGCTCTGGGAGCGCCCACTGGATGACCTGAGCTGGCGCGTACCAGTCGAAGAGGTGGAGCTGCGGATGGAGGAGCTCTGCAAGACCTACGCCGTGAAGGAGATCAACTGCGACCCGTTTAGGTGGCAGTCCGTCATGGAGCGATGGGAGCAGGCTGGGCTCCCAGTCGTTGAGCACCCCCAGAGCCCCGCACGGATGACCCCGGCGACAGCGGCCCTATACGATGCCGTGGTCAACGGGCGCCTGAAGCATGATGGCGACCCCCGGCTTGCGCGCCATGTCGCCAACGCAACGCCGTTCCAAACGCGATACGGTGTTCAGATTCGCAAGGGCAAGGACGCAGGGAAAAAGATTGACTTGTGCGTGGCAGCGATTATGGCGTGGGGGCGTGCTGCTACGCTAGGGGCAACGCCTGCGGAGAAACCACGGGCAGCCGTCAGCTTCATCGAGTTGTAAGGGAGTCGCATGGGCATCGTTGACCGCATCCTTGGACGACAGACAGAAGAGCGAGCCGTTGGCGGCATGTGGGCCGTTGAAACAGATGCCGCTGGAACTAGCCTGAACGAGAAGAACGCCACGACAATCGGCGCTCTTTACGCTGCCGTAAAACTCTACGCCGACACCGTGGCAACAATGCCCGTCGGCGTCTTTATCCGCGACCGTGGCGTACGTCGTCCAGTGACACGCCCGAACTGGCTTGACAACCCTGTACCAAACAACAAAAACTACACCCGCTTCGACCTCATCCATCGCACCGTGACTAGCCTCATGATTGACGGGAATAGTTTCCTCATGATCCTGCGCGGCGACAACGGCGAGATCGTGGAAGTGCGCCTTCTTGACCCGCGCAAGGTGACGGTACTACGCACCGAAACTGGAGCGCCAATCTATCGAGTCAAGACGACTGCTGGCTCCGTTGACTTGACTGACAACGACATCGTGCACATCACCCTCTTCGGAGTGGGTGAAGACTTGCGCGGGCTCTCACCAGTTGAGCACCACAAGACGACGCTCGGGCTTGCCAAGGCAACGACGGAATACGCAGCTGCCTTCTTTACGCAAGGCGCTTCCGTCAGTGGGCTGGTGACAGTGCCGGGCGAGTTGACTACTGATCAAGCCGATAGCCTGCGCGCATCGTTCGGGCGACGGCACGAAGGACTTCGCAACATGCACAAAGTGGCAGTGCTCACAGGTGGAGCCGACTTCAAGAGCATGGGCTTCAACCCTTCAGACCTTGCCATCGTGGAAAACATGGAGGCAGGCACGCAGGCCATTGCTCGACTGTACGGAGTGCCGCTGCACCTGCTCCAGCTGCCGGGCGGAAACTCCAGCTTCAATAGCCTAGAAATCATCTCACGAGAGTGGTTGACCTTGGGACTCGGGAGCCTGATCGCACGCCTTGAGGCTGGCTTCCAGCGGCTCATCGTTGGCGACACCACCTTCATCAAGTTCAACGTTGACAGTATGCTGCGACCGTTGACGAAGGAGCGATTCGACGCTTACGCCGTCGCACTCAACAACGGCTTCCTCAGCCTGAACGAAGTGCGCACCCTTGAGGATCGCCCGCCAGTTGGGCCGGAGGGCGATGCCTTCAGGCAGCCACTCAACATCGGCATCGTAGGTGAGGAGCCCAAGGCGTGAGCTACGTCATCGTTGACCTAGACGGCACGCTGGTGCTCGACAACGATCAACCGAATCAGCCGCTGATTGACCATCTCAATGAGGAGGTCATGTCGGGCGACGTGGAACTGATCGTCGTCAGCGCGCGCAAGATTGACCGCCTCACTGAGACACGCGCATGGCTGCAGGAGTACAAGGTCGCAGGCGTGCAGGAGGTGCACCTCAATGACTTTGAAGGCAGCGCTTTCGCCACCGGGCTGCCGTACAAGACCTTCAAGTACGGCGTGCTCAAGGAGCAGTACGGCGAAGAGTTGACCATGGCGATTGACAACGATCCAGCCGTGCGCGCCATGGCGGAGACGCTCGGCATCACTGGGCACTCTCCTGAGGAGCATCTCTCCCACGAGTATCGCGCCATCGTCAACGTCCCGAACTACATCTCAGCTGCAGCAAAGGCTGGGCTGGAAGCCTATGAAGGCGGGCTCGGCGGCGACGGACTGCAGCCTGAGACTATCTCGAAGGCGCGTGAACTGGCTGCTGGTGGCGTTGACGATGAGAAGGTCAAGATCATGGCTGCATGGATTCGTCGCCATCGTGGAGACTGGGAGGGCGTGGATCAGAACAGTGACGCCGATCATCCTGACTTCCCGGGGCCGGGGGCAGTTGCTGCACTTCTTTGGGGAGTCAATCCCGTTGCCACAGACGGCGCTGATCGCGTGCTGGCTTGGGCGGATAGTATCAACAACACAACTCAGCAAGAGGAGAACGCAATGGCACGAGAGCACGAAACACGCGCACTGCCACTTGGTGACTTTACGGTCACCGAAGGCGAAGACGGACAGAAGACCTTCACGGGATACGCTGCCGTTTTCGGCGCGGAATCTCAGGGACTTCCGTTCATCGAGCGCATCGCCAACGGTGCCTTCGCGCGCGCGATCAAGCAGGCGGAGCAGGGGCGCCGCGTCATCAAGTTCCTGCATGGTCATGACGAGAGCCGCATGCTGGCGACGACCGCGAGCGGGCGCCTGACCCTGACTGAAGACAATGTCGGGCTGAAGGTTGAGGCTCGCCTTGACCCATCTGACCCAGACGCCGCAGCCGTCATCAGCAAGCTGACGAACGAAGCCAAGGCTATGGGCATGTCGTTCGGCTTTACCGTCCCAAAGAACGGGCAAGAGTGGCACGAAGACGGCAGCCGCACGCTGACCGAGATTGGGCTGCTCGAAGTCTCCACACTCTCGGGCCACACGCCCGCCTACCCGGCAACGCTCGGGCTGACCGCAGTGCGCAAGATCGCGCCGAACAGAATCGGCGTAGACGGAGACGCACTCCTTGAGACTCTTGAGGCAGTCAAGGCTGGCAACGCCCTTGACGCTGATCAGACGGCAGTGCTCGACGCAGTGCGCTCCAAGCTGGGAGCAGCACCCGAGCCCGTCATTGAAGCAACTGCCCCAATGGGCGAGCACCACACGATTGTGGCAGCCCGCCTCAGGCTGGAGCAGTTGAAGGGATAAACTCCCGCTAGCCCACGCGCCACGAATCTCTCGGCTGATCATTGAGAGCGTCGGATAGGTGGCTCGGCGTATTGTGTAAACCCAGATAGTGAAAGGAGTCCACCATGGACACCGTCAAGAATCTGGCTGAAAAGCGCGCCGCGCTGCTCACTGATGCATCGAGCATCGTGGCAGAGCACGCTGAGAAGGGCGAAGCCCTTTCGGCTGAGGCTCAGGCTCGCTTTGACGCCCTCACGTCGGAGGCTTCAGTGGTCGCCTCCGCCTTCACCTCAGAGAAGATCGCTGCAGAGGCCCGCGACGCTGCTGACGCTGCACGCTCGGAGAAGGCTGGTGCCTTCGCCCCGGCTGCGGAGTCGA